TTTACCAGTCTCCGGAATCTCACCTTCTGTTTCATCAAAAACAAGCTTTAGAACACGACGTGATTTGTTAGGATCTACCTCTAATCCAGATGCATCAATCCACCAAATATTCTTGGGTGGACGCCCCAGACGACCCTTCGGTTCAACCGTCTCTTCCCGGACTTGTGGCTCAGGAGATACGGGAGACTCACTTGGTGTGCCTGCTGGCTGAGTTGCTGGCTGTACAGCAGTTTGAGCCTCTTGTTGTTTTTGTTGCTTTTTCTCGCGCGCTTTTCGCATACGCTCAGTATCAGTAAAACGCTTTTTTGCAATCTCAATAATAGGAATTAAATGCTTAGCATAAACATCCCTAAACGTCTCTTCAAAACTAGCATGATACTTTAATAATTGATCGTATTGAACGGTCCAATCACTGATACGACCGCCGGCACGGGCTCGTTTCATTTCATTAAAGATTAATAAAACACGATTAACAAAACTCTTGGTAGTAGTAAGTAAACTCTGAATAGCATTTTTACGGAGCTTTACTTCCCTCCAATATGCGCGTTCTATGGGATCATCAAAAACTTTGCTGTATATCCCTCCCATTAAATCCCAAAAACCAGCCTCTGCTACTTTTGCATCACCAAAGTAATCCTCTGATAAATAATGTTCTTGAGTTTGAGAGTAATACTCATCTAACTCTTTTTGTGTCAAATCCGCAACCGGAGCGCCTATATCGATTGCTTCCCTAACCATCAGGTTGATATTGCCTATCCAATGAGCAACATCGATAAAACGCTTTTTCTTAAAAGCCTCTTCTGCTCTTTCTAATGAGGTCTTTAAATCAACAAGCTGCTCAGGAGCCCTTGTGCCACGCCCCAGCAAAGCCTCTCTCATAGAGTTGTCTGCCTCGCGCATTCTAGTCATTTTATCAGCATAACTACCGAATAATCTCTCCCCGATATTTCTACCCATTCCGCCGGGAGTAAACCATTGCCTCAAATAGCCGCCTAAACCATACCTTTGAGCAACGGCAATAAGCTCTTTATCGCGAGTCCTAGACATAAACTGCCTCCTACCTAAAAGGCAGTAATAATAATAGGTTTACTACATTACTTTTACATGGGTGCGCCGCCGGGCGGTGCTCCAGAGGGTCCGCCCATTGGTGATCCGCCCATTGGCGGCATTCCACCCATTGGCATTCCGCCTAAGCCTCCGCCCATGCCTCCGCCCATGCCTCCAAGACCCATATCCATACCGCCCATCATGCCACCCATCATACCGCCCGGTTGTGCAGCGTCATAAGCGCTCTCGCCTGGTAATGGACTCTCTTGTACTTCTTGAATCTCGCTGTCTTCACCAATTGAACGTAAATCATTCAATGACATGCGCTGTAACGCTTCCATCTCTTTCATCTGAATTATTTGTTCAATGTTTTCCTGACGAATCTGGCGCATTTCTTCTTCAAATTCCAGTCCCAAAGATCGATACACTGTCTGTAATGAAACATTCTTTGGTTGAGTAGATAATAATTGAGTTAAATTAGCAATATAATCACCCATATCAAACAACGACATGTGATTCCACTCCACATCAGGCACGATAAGAACTTTCTCATCATTCTCGTAATCATAAAAATCATTAATGCGAGATATGGGGGCGAAAATTTTACGACGCAACCACTGAGAAAGCATGTTTCGGAATTGCATATACCGCTGTCGCAAAACATCCAACGCTACACCACCATTAGCATAAGTTACATCAGCTCCGCCATCCATAATTACCTGCGGAACTAATAAACCAATGTATATCTCTTTCAAAAGTTGAGTAATATCACCGGAAATATCGTATATTCCAGAACCTTTGCTAACGTATGTAACATCTACACCATCATGAGTAAAGATTTTGAAATCTTTATCATACTGAGCCTCTTCGAACAACTGACGCCATCCGTCTAAATCGTCAGGAGTTGGTTTGTAATTATCTCCTCCACCACCGATTTTAACTAAAGTAAGTGGGTTGATCATGTTGTCAGCTTGAGCAAATTTACTCTCGCGTAATTTATCTAGCAACATCAGTTGACGGAAACAACTTACCGGCAATCCAGTTCCTCTAATTTCATAAGGGCTTATGCGACGAGCGATATGGGACACGTAGAAGTTGTCCAAAGGAATATTCTCACCCCTTCTAACGTGCTCAACAATACTCTTATCCAACTGTTGCCGCTGCTGTACATCAGCAGGTCGATTTGAAGTACAAATACGCTTCAGATTTTCATCAGGACGCAAGCTGATAATAGGTTCTCCAGCAATAACCGAACGCTTTACCGAAATGTAATCAGGATTCTGTATGAGAATTCTGCTCCACTTAGCAGAACGTTCATCTAATTCTGCATAAACAAACGCCTCGCCAAGTGTCCAATATTCTTGAGCTATCTGTACACAAACATTGGTTAGATCAATTTCTTCATTCATAGCCTGGAAGAAATTATTTACCTTCTCATTTTTGCATTTAATATTTAGTTTAGCAATAGGATAAGTAGAATGTAAAAAGATAGCATTCTGAACCACGGGGTTTAGAGCATAAAAAGATCTACACCAAGCGTTAATAGTTGCTCTATCACGCGGTAGATTAAGGTTACTATTTAGCCATAGGGGAGAATAAACTTCGGGTACCTGACGAACGGTTCCACCAGATCCTTGATAGCCAGTACTTACACTAGTTCCGCCAGCACCTGTACCAAAAGTTCCAGAAGTTGTGGCACCAAATTTACTAAGCCTAGCAGAAGTTGATTTTACATTTCCAAGAGGGGTTTTTTCGACTGCAAAATGAGTACTTCCGGGTTGTCTAAATTTACCAGCATTAGTTTCGTCCTCCAACACACTACGGCGATGTTGGCTCACAGCTTTAATCATATAATTGGTAATTACTGGAGGAGGAGCTTCCTGTAAATATTGCTGGGAATTCATTTATTTCCTTTTTAGGTTACATTCTAGGAATATAACCAAGCACCGCCGGAATTTGTTTAGGACCTTGTTTATCCATAAGACCTGCCATTTTATTGCTAAAAGATCCTGTAACATCAAATTTATAAGCCAGATATGCATTCAATAATGCCATTAGCCCATCGTTCGGTGTATTGCCCTTAACATACCTAAAAATAGCCTCCCCATAGACGTTGGCGGTGGTTTTTATTTCCATACTAGAACATTGTTGAATTAGCCAATTGATTTTTTCAAAACTCTTATATGGAAAACGTATCATACCCCTCTTCATTAAACCAAATATTTCACCAATATAATAATCCTTCTCGAACACAATAGTAGGAGGAACATAATCTGAGTTGAATTTTATTCTATTATTTACATGCGAAGATGCTTGGCTGGCAATAAAACGATTCCCATGTTCACGATATAAAAGCTCAGAAAGCTCGTTAGCAAATCCAATATCGCCTACTCCCAATTTTACGCTGTACCTGCGAAACATTTCGTTAACAATTTCTTTCTTGGTATCTAAATTATTACGCTTAAGTAATGTAGCGAATTGGATAGACAAAAGATTTGGACCTTCTTCACTTAAAATAACCCCACAGCTGTAAGATTGTCCCTGAACACTTCTCTCACCACCATCAACGAAATCTTTCCCACCCCAGTCAAATCCAGCATATACTTTCTTGTTTTCCGTGATGGAGATACCACCCGACATACTTCGGTCTGTATCAGCACAACACTCTCTAATTTCCTCAGGCGTGATGGGAGCAGCTTCGCCCCGGAAAAACTCTCCCAAGACTTCATTCTGAAACCCTCTTTCTGTCATTGAAGGGTTTACTTCCGGACGCTCATCAAGTATCTTCTCCTTGGTGTAATTGGGCATGAACATTTGGTTGATATGATAACCAATGTACCGAGTATTTTCCGGCTTCATTGGTACCCATTTGCCAAGCTCGGCGGCAGTGCGTTTATCTTGTTCACAGCCGCAATGTGGACACTTAACAATGTATCCATACAACCACGTTTTCTTCCAATCATCACAACCTGGAGTATACAGAGGAAATAGTTTATCACAATCCTCACAGCGTAAATGGTAATACTGCTGATTGGATATTTGCCACATATCCCAGTAATGACCGCCACGCTGTTTAGGTGTTCCCAGGAACACTTTTACTCCACCGTTGCCATACTTTGCCTGCGCTAATAGTTTGTTAGCGTTGGCTATAGCTTCTTTGAAGATATCTTGGCACTCGTCATAAAAGATAATATCAGCAGTACCACCACGAAGACGATCTGCATCAGGTCCGGTTGATTCTACGCGTAAAAAATTTCCATCCACAAACTGTTTGAATTGTAACGAGTTACTAGTTTGTGACGTTTTGTCCATAAAAGATTCTATAAAAGAAACCTTCTTGTTATTCCGCGATTCGTCTTCAATAAAACGAGATTGCGATATAGTGGCACGCAATTTTGTCTTGGCATAATCGTACACATGCACTAACGTGGGAAAGCAATGCAATACTCGTGCTGGTGGGCGTCCGTTGTTTCCAAACAGTCCTGACGCCATAAAGTACATGGATAAAAAAGCCACCATAGTAGTGGCTCCTACCTGGCGTCCTTTAACCAAAACCACCGGCTTCGCTTCGGGATTTAATGCTGAGATGCCAATGTACCTATATATGTCGGCAAAAGGCTTATACCCGTTGCCTTCTACACGAAAAGGTTTGCCATCTAGTGTGAGATTTGATTGACAGAAAAATACAGG